ATCCAGACACCGCGTATGGCCTGAAATGGGACGCATCGGCCAAGGACGCGGACGGGAAATGGGACTTTGACCGCGTGCGCGAAACGGCTCACTACGTCACGCCTAGCGGTTGCATCATACGCGAGCCGAAGCGTATGGGCTTGGTCCGTGGCGGGCGCTGGGTGGCTACGCAGGCCGCGCCATCGAATGTGCGCAGCTACCACGTAAGCGCCTTTATGACGCCGTTCGATTCGTTCGGCGGCATAGCGGTGGCGTTTCTCAAAGCTGTAGCGGCTGGCCCGCAGGCATTGCGCACGTTCGTCTACGAATACCTAGCCGAGCCGTGGTACGGCGAGAAGCAGACCATAGACGCAAACGAGATAGAGAACCGGCGCGGTTCATATCGCGCTGGCACGCGGTTGATTGAGTCGCCAGCGTATGGGTATCTGTCCGCGCGCCGGTCAACGGTGATCCAAACGGTGGACGTGCAGAAAGACCGCATGTACTGCGTAGTACGCGAATGGTTCGAGGGTGGCGATTCCGCGCTGGTAGACTTCCAAGAAACGACGGCATGGAAAGACGTGGCCGCATTGCGCGCTAAACACAACTGCGAGCGCGTTTTCGTTGACCTCGGGTATGCTGGGCGGCGCAACGAAGTGCTGGAACAGTGTATGTACGGCGAGATAAAAGGCGCGGTACCTATGTTCGGACGCGATAGCCTGAAAGAGGCGCACAAGGTACAGCGCGACTATGACCCGTTTGAGGGCACAGCAAAGCAGGGGCGCGTTAAAATTCCAGTGGTGACGTTCAACCCCGACCAGGTGAAGCACATCCTAGCGCGCCTGATGGCTGGCCTTGACCCGCGCCAGTGGTTGCTCCCGGCCAATGTTACCTCCGAATACATCAGGCAGATCACCGCCGAGGAGTGCATAGACGGAGCATGGGTGGCCAAGCACAAAGACAACCACGCCACCGACTGCGAGGCAATGAACCTTGTCGCGGCTATGATTCTTGGCAAGTTTTCAGAGGTGGTGCCGGATTTAGCCGCCATTACCGCCGCGCCGAAAGCCGAGCCTCCGCGCCCGGCGCGAGTGCGTGGCGTTTATGTGCCAGATTAGGCGCGGTTAGCTGTTTGGTTCTGGTGCTTTACATGCCCGCCTTGGGTATATGGCACAAACCGCAGCCGATATTGATACCCTGTTGACCAGCCTGCGGGCGCGTATCGCGTCAATCGAGGAAGGTCTTGCGTCCTATTCCATCGCGCAACGCACCGTTGCAAACCACAACCTAACAACGCTTTATCAGCGCGAGAAGGAATTGATGCGCAGGCGCGCGCGGCTATCCACCACGGGCAGCGGCATCATTGTCATAGCTGAAACCGCCACCACGAACGAGGGCGTATAATGGCTATGACCCTCGGAAAGCGGCTGGAGCGTTCGCAGATCAAGCGGCAGATTGCCGAGAATGAAGCGCGCACCAAGCACTACAACTTCATCAACGAGAATCTGGCCAACAGCCGGAAGCGCAAACTTGGCTGGATTTCACCAGGCAAGGCCGAGCGCGACTTTTCCAAGCAGGACCGGCGCAAGGCAATGGCTATGGCCCGCCAGCGCGTGGAAGAAAATCCGCTTTTCCAGACCATTGTCCTAGCCCGCGTGAATAACATCGTGGGCCGCGAGTTGCGCCTGATGATGCGCAGCGGAGACAACGACTGGGACGTCGCGGTGGAGAACTGGTGGGCGCTTGAGAAGGACCGCATGGACGTGGCCGGGTTGCGATCCTGGGGCCAACTACTGCGCGCATGGCAGGCTCGCCGCGATATTGACGGCGATGTTGGCGTGGCCATGCTGGATGAATCTTTTGCGGATCGCCCGCTTTCCTATGTGCAGACGTGGGAAGCGGACCAGATAACGAAGAACGACGCCAAGGACGCCAACGAGAGCGGCATAGACTTTGACGATTACGGAATGCCACTCAAATACTACGTGGTATCCGACCCGACCGACGCAAAGGAAGTTGCGCGCACCTACCCGCGCAAAAACTTCATATTGTTCAAGAACGATAACACCTTCCGCGTGAACCGCGCGCGCGGCGTATCGCTGTTCCTGCAATCGTTTGCCATCGGGCAGGACCACGCGGACATAATGGACGGCATCACGCAACTGGTTAAAAACGTCTCGTTTATCGGGTTCAAGTTCACGATGGACGCGCCGGAAGGCGGCAACCCATTCGGTGCCGCAGGCGGAACGACTACCGGCGAAAATGGCGTTGATTACTCAAAGGTTAAGCTAGTTTCCGGTTCGCATCTGGTCATGGGACAGGGCGAAAACGCGGAGATCATGGAGTCAAAAAACCCTACCAGTGAAGTCACCAACTTTGAGAAGAAGATGGTTTCACGCATCGCGCTTCCGTTCGGCCTGACCTACGAGCTTTTGACCGGCGACTACAGCGCCGTGAACGACCGCACCATGCGGGTCATGCTCAAGCAATTCGAGAAGTACATCCGGCCAGAGCAAGCCGAGATCGGGCGCGTAGCAACCAAGATATTCCGATGGGCCTTGTCGCGCGCGGTCAACGCAAATGTGCTTACTCTGCCAGCAGGACTCGCCACATGGTTTAACCATCGCTGGGGCGCGCCTGGATTCCCGTACATCAACATACTACAGGAAGCGCAGGCGCAGGAAATCATGTTGCGGATGAAAACTACCAGCCGCACGAAGATTCTAGCCGAGCAGGGCGACGACGATTTCGACGAGATTGCGGATGAGCAGGAATACGAGAGTGAAGGCATTGAGGACCGCGGGCTAATGGCCGAGCAGACGCCAGCTCAAACGCCCCCAGCGCTACCGCCCGAAGATGATTCCGGAGATGTCGTAACCGACACCGCTTTACAAGCCAAGCAAGGGTAACATGGCAAGCGAAGTTTATAGCCCGCGCATCAAGCGTAGTTGGTTCGGCCTGCAATACGACGAGCCGACCAGCACGGCGGACCTGTACCTATACGACGATATCGGCATGTGGGGCACCACGGCCAACGACTTCAAAGAGCAATTGCTTTCGTTGAAGTCGGACAAGATCAACGTCTACATCAATTCCAACGGCGGAGAAGTTGACGCCGGACTTGCCATTTACAACCTATTACGACGCCACTCCGCGCAAAAAACAATACACATTGACGGTATCGCGGCGAGCATGGCGTCGGTTATTGCGATGGCGGGCGACAAGGTTGTCATGCCCCGCACGGCCCTCATGTTTGTTCATAAGCCGTGGACTATCGCGGCAGGCAACGCGGACGATTTGCAGAAAACCGCCGCCGACCTGAATGCATGGGAGTCCGCGCTGGTTGCCGCGTACACCGCCAAAACCGGCAAGAGCGCCGAGTTTATCGCGGACATGCTGCGCGATGAGCGCCTATTGTCTGCAGACGAAGCGGTGGAGCTTGGTTTTGCCGACGAAATTGAGGACGTGGATCACGCGGATGCGTCTTATCGAGGCGCGGTTACGGCCAAGATTCTCTGCCACATGTCGAAAGCCAAGGAGAAAGCAGCCATGACCGAAGCGCCGCCCGCCACCGAAGAACCCGCGCAGCCCGCCGCGCCGGTCATTGAACCCTCCGCCGAGGTCGAACCCGATGAACTGCCAGCGCCCGTTGAAGTCGTGCCGGAAACTCCCGCGCCAGCCACTGTTGACGCACGCTCCGAGTTCAAAGCCTTTGTTAATCGGTTCGGGAACGCCCGTGCCGCCGCGTACTTTGCGGAAGGCCTTTCGTTTGCTGACGCTGAGCGCCGGTTTACCGATGAACTGATCGCTGAGAATGCGGCATTGAAGTCCGCACAGCCTGCGGCGCATGTGGCTGGCCCTGCGCCGGTCAAGATCACCGACAGCAAGGGATCGCTGTGGGATAAGTACCGCGCCATACCCGACGCAAAATGTAAAACCGAGTTTTACCGTGCCAATAAACAGCAGATGGACCGCAACAACAAGTAGGAGAATCATGAAGAGAATCAGCATCATTATGGCGGCGTTTATCGCCGTTGCCAACGTTCCGGCCTTTGCGGTCGTTGACCAGCAGGCGGCCTCCGCCTCGCTTGTAACCACCAACACCAGCGCAACCGTACTGCCCATTGCTGGAACGATCAAAAGTATCTATTTTGACGTTCCTGCAACCAAGACCGGCGCGGTGTCAATCGTGTCCTCTGACGTTGGCACGGTTTTGAGCGTTAGCGGCGTTACCGCTGATACTCTGTATTTGCCGCGCGCGCCTATCAATACCACGGCTGGCGCGATTGCCACCAACGGGACGAGCGCCATTTATGACGCGATCACCATTCTAGGCGACGTGACGGTTACGTTTACGCCCGCCGCGAACACTACCGGCACCAATGCCTTTAGCGTGAAGATCAACTACGAGAAGTAATAGGAGACTACCATGTCGAATACCCTTGCAGGAATCAACCTCGCCCAAATCGCCCAGCGCTCGCTTGATGTGCTGGTCGCGCAACTGCCCGCCCTTTCCGCGTTTGCCACCGATTTTTCGGATGAAGTGGCCGTCGAGGGGTCGAGCGTTACCACCCGCGTCGCTACCCAGCCAACCGTTGGATCACTCTCCACCGGCTATGCTGCAAACGCGCAGGGTGCTACCACCACGGCCAAGACGATCACGCTTGGCGACGTTACCGGCCTGGTCCTGGGCTTCACCGACTCCGAGTGGAGCAAGTCCAGCATCAACCTGTACGACATCTTCATCCGTCCCGGCGTCAACGCTGTCGCCAACGACATGATTGATGACGCGCTCGCCCTGCTGACGGCTGCGAACTTCTCGCAGTCGGCCACCATCGCCGCCGCCGCCATGAATCACGGCAAGGTGGTTGATTTGGCCAAGGAACTGACGGAAGCGAACGTGCCGAAGATGGACCGCTTCCTCGGCCTGGCCCCCGGCCACTATGCCGCGCTTGCGAAGGACGTGAAAGATACCTACGCGGTTGGCACGTCCAACGTGATCCAGCTCAACCAGTTGCCGCCCATCGCCGGTATGTCTGTGTTTGAATACACCGACATACCCGACAACAGCGAAAACTTGGTGGGCTGGGCCGGTGGCAAGCAGGGCATCCTGATCGCCGCCCGCCAGCCCGCGATCCCGCAGGGGTTCACTGGCGAAATCGAAACCGCCGTTGATCCCGAAAGCGGCTTCGCTCTCCAGTTGCGCAAGTGGTACTCCGCCGATGACGGCAAGTATTACCTGTCGATGGGTGCCATGTGGGGCGTCGCTGTCGGCGTGCCAGGCAACATCGTCCGCATTGTGTCTGCCTAAACATCAACGTCCATAGACACCACCATGGGCGGAGCGGGTTACGATCCTCCCGCCCGCCCATTCGGTTTTTAAGACATGACCATAAGCGCGGCCAGCCTAAGAGCGGACCTAGAAGCGATGCGCGACGATTTGCCTTCTTCGCTCGTGTGGAGCGGGCAGACCATCAGCGTTACCGCATCGCCTGTTACGCGGTCAAATGACGTAAGCGGTGAGGGCGTGCTGTCCGTGCGCGAAATCGAAGTGTACGCCGTCATAACTGATTTCTCCGGTAGCGTGATCCCTGAGCCGCAGGCCGTGGTGCAGGTGGACGGTATCAAATACTACATCACCGACCGCGAAACTGATTCCGTTGGCGTTCGCATGATGCTGAGGCGCGTCTAATGCTGTCCGTCAACATAGACAGCGTGCAGGTAGATCGGAAGCTAGGCGAAATCGCGCGCGACCTAGGCTTCACCATGCGCGACATGGTGGTAGAGCAATCGCGTCTGGCCGCGCAAGGGTGTATCCAAAGCACGCCGCCAATCAATAAGGCCATGAAAATCAGCCAAAAGGCCGGATGCGGCGCAATCACGCGCGATATGGGCCGCCTGTTCACTTCGCTGGAATACTACACCAACGCAGGCGCGACAGCGTGGACCGACCTACAGACGAAGGACATAGCCATCAAGTTTCCAAACGGCGCGTTTATGCGTATCCCGTTTGTGCGCTTTGCAACCAATACTAACCATATGGCGGCATTCCACGCCACGCACCGAAGTAAGAGCAGCGGTCGCGCGTTCAAGCTGCAAGACAAAAACAAGATGCTCGTACAGAACGACCGGCTATTGAACAAGCACAAGCGCGATGTTTTCAGGCGTATGGGCCAGTACGCGGCTGGTTGGCTGCCAGCGCTGGAACACTTTGCCAGCCTGAGCAAGATCAGCCAAGGCATGAAGGTGCCGCTATTCGTAAAGAAGGCAATCAGCCGAAGCGGTCGGTTCAGCGACTCGTCGCGCAACATGATCCAGCCCGAAGCCATCATCACCAACAAGCTGAGATTCGGCTACCCGCAAAATCTTGAGCAGTTGATTGAACACGTATCGCGCGAACGTCAGGCCGATGCGGTTAAATGGATGCGCGTCCGCCTGCGCAAGCTAATCGAGCAAAGGGGCATGGCATGACGGCAACTGCATACTGGTCCTGGCTCTCCGCAGAGCGCAAGTGCTTTGACTTCATCAACAAGGCGCTTGGCACGGTTGAGGGCGTGGAAGGCTACAAGCCAGAGAAATTCCCGCGCGTGGCCACACTATCTAGCGAGTGTAACAACTGGATGTTTGAGATTAGCGGCGGGGAATCGCCGTTTATCAGATCCCCGGCAGAGCAGGGGAACACCCGCGCGATGTGGATGCAAGCCACGTTTAAGGGCCGGTTTACTGAGCGCGACTTGGCCCAGCGTGTCGCGTGCGCGGTATGGGACGTACTACCGTCAGGCGAATCAACCGATAACACCCTGGCCGGAATCGCGCAGATTCAGCCCACCGCGTACCCGTCCGTGGTATCCGATGTGGTCGAAATGGCCAGCGATTTAGAGGTAGGCGGAGAAACACGCGTGTGGATCGTCACCATCCCGTGCTGGGTCGTGTTTGCCTACATGGAACAGACCTAACTTTACAAGAGCGCATTAACTAGGAGCTACAGATATGCCGACTATTGATTTTGGAAGCGCGCAACCGCTTGGTGCTGCACCTACCGGATGGAATTACGCATCATCTGATTCAAAGGTGGCAAAAGAGCGTGCCGCTGCTTTTGACGGTACTGGTAACGAGGTTGCGTCACAACTTCACAACCAGCGAACAAACGTACAGTTTGAGCTTGAGGCGGCTACTAGTTCTAACGTTTCTGTGCCGTTTTCTATTGGAGATGTAGTAAACGGATACCTTATCGAAAATTTCAGCATCAGGACCGTGCGCAACAACTTCGCGCGCATTTCTGGATCATGTCACCAGCACAACGCCAACGCGCATTCAGGCACCGAAAAGTCTGTGGCAACTGGCATTGCAGACTTCCCCGGCTACGGCGCGACCGACTTTATGGGCGGCACGGCTGGCGGAAACGCTGCGGTTGAAACAGGCGAAATAACCTGCGGCTGCACGCATGTTGATGAACAAGACGGCGTTGGAAATCACCTTGTAGGCGAGAACTCCAACCCGAGGTTGTCAGCCGCAACTCTATGGACAGGAGTGCCGTCAGCCGATGCTGGCTCTAGTTGGGATGTAACAGAATCCGGCGCAGCAACTGACCGAGAAGGCTTTAAGAAATACGGCGTAACAGGCGAAAAGGCGCTCGCGTTCAGCTAATGCCATGCTCATTCCAAAGCCACGGCTATGCGCTCTATTTGAGACAAGCGTAACGGAACTGCAAAGCGCAGGCGTTACGCTAAAGCCGTTTGAATGCGCGTGGCTTTTCAATCTGTGCGAGCGGTGCATCAATACCCCAGGCCATGCGCCTGACTTCTCGCGGCCATCTTTTGAGTGCGGGGGTGTGGCGTTCCACTTCCTGACCGTTGGCGCGGCCACATGGTTGCAGGACTACGCGGCGAAGTGGTGGCCCGTCACTACCGACAAATGGACCGACCAAAACGCGTACATGGACTTGCTGTCAACGGCCTACGCAATGGCCTACAGCTACGAGCCGGACAAGTTTCAAAAGCTCACATCGAAGGATCACGCGAGGTTGGTAATCCGCACATGGGCCACGCGCCTAGCCTGCTCAGAGCGTGAGCTAGTCAAGGCTATCCGCTCATGGTCTGGCGAGCCATCAGACGCCGTGCAGATTGACAACCCGAACGAAGTCAAACGCGAGCGTGACGAGCCTAGCGAATGGGGCGCTACTCTGTGCTGGCTGGCCTACCACTACAAGCAGGCTCCTACGTGGTTTCTGTGGAACTGCACCGACGCCGAGCTTGCCTTAATGGTCAAGCGGTGCCCCATCGAAGGCGCAACAAAGTCATACACCGGCAACGACGCAGACTTTGAGGCTTTGCGCGTGCTTAAAAAGTACCTGACCGAACTGCGGAGCGTGCCAAATGGCGGGTGATGTATCCATACGAGTGCGCGCCGTGGACATGACGCGGGCCGTGTTCGGGCGCATACGCGAGCAGCTATCCGGCCTTGAGCGTGGCGTAGGTAAGTTCGGCTCTCTGTCGCGCAATATCGCCAAGTACGGCGCAGGCCATCGGATATGCCGCCATTCGCGGCGTAAATGCGGTGCGCGACAAGTTCCGCGAGATAATGGAGTACGCCAAGGAAACAGGCAATTATGACCTTATCAGTGAGCGCACGGTACGCAATGCGGACAAGATTGCCAGCATCATAGACAACTTCAAGACGAACTTCGCAATTACAGCCGGTAACATCGTCGGCTCGTTCAAAGGCAGCGACCCGAACGAGGTTAGTTGGGAGCAAGACGCCGCCCGTATAAAAGACCGCGACGCACGCATCAAGGCCGCACGCGCACGGATCGAAAAGACAAAAGATGTCGATTCTCTTGCCGGTCTACTTCGCAAGGAAACCGCGCAACAGGCCGCGCTAAAGGCTACTCCAGAAAATCAGATGGCAATAAAGGCCGAGCGAGAAGCCGACCTAGCCGAGACGCGCCTAGCAATAGCGAAGGAAATAGCGCGACAGGAAGAACAGGGCGCGAAGGATCAGATTGACTATGCCGAGCAGATAGAGCGCACGAAGGAAGAGACGCGCAAGCAAGAACTCGCCGCGCAGGAAGAGTTAAAGAAGCGCCAAGACGACGAACTGGACGCGCGCAGGAAGGCGATGTCGCGTAGGATCAACGATCTATCCTCCGGCATACAGGCTGATGGCCGC